CGCGCTTCTGATCGACCGTCACCGTCTGGTTCTCGGTGCCGAACGACCGAACGCCCTGCACCTCGTCGGCCATGACCTTTGCGTTGCGCGCCAGGTGCTGCGCCGTGAACGAGCGCAGCCCCCGCTTCGAATCGCCGATGATGTCGCCGGCGGATCCGCGCGCGGACGTCGGGATAAGCGAGAGCTGGCCGTCGACGGACTCGAGCGCGACGCTAGTCGTCGATATCGGCTGTTCGTTGAACAGACCGAGCTCACCGAGCCGCTGCGGCTTGTACGGCAGCTTGGTGATGGCGGCCGTCAGCGAGGTGACGGAGAACGCGTCGCTGTTGAAGATGTCCTGCATGTCCCTCTCCGGTTAGGCCGCGGTATCGAGCGCCGTGACGTTCTTCGCGGCCAGCTCGAGATAGGCGGAATCCTTCTGTGAAGCCGTGATCGCGGCGCCCCACTGCAGGGCTCCTTTGGCAACCACGGCGTTGGTGTCGATCACCACGCCACGACCATCCGCCGCCGACGCATCGACGGCCTGGTAGAGCACGCCAGCCACGCGGTGGCGACCGTCGAACGTGGTGGGGTCCCACGCGACGACCTTGCCGCCATTGAGCTGGTTGAAGACGCAGACGTCGAAGTAGTTCCCGACGATGAAGTCCGCGTTGTCCGTCAGCGTGAAGTTGATCTGCCGCGACGTGAACGCCGTGGCGGTGCCCGACCCTGCGGTCATCAGGAAGTGCGGCCCCAACGACGTCCCGTCTGGTGCGATGACCTCGAATCGACCGCCATTGGTGATCGCCTCGCGACAGATCACCCGGTAGTTCCCGGGCATGGCGTCAGCTCCGAGCGAGAGCGCGGAGATGGTGCCTGTACCGGTGCCACCGATGACGGTCGGCGCGGTGGTGCCGACCACGAACGTGAACGAGTCGTTGACGGCGAAGTCGGTGCCACCGTCGGTGATGGTGAAGTTGATGTGCCGGCTGGTGTAGGCGGTCGAACCACCAGAGCCAGGCGTCAGCACCAGTGCAGGGAGCAGCTTGCCGCTCGGTGTCAGCACCGAGAACGTGCCGCCGTGCGTCGCTGTCGCCGTGCAGGTGATTACGTAGTTGCCGACTTCGACGTCCGGACCGGCGAACACCGCCGACACGGTGCCGTTGCCAGTGCCGGAAACGGTCGGAATTGACACACGGCCGATACCGACCCTCACACGGCCGACGACCGTATTGGCCTTCAGGTTCTGCCCGGAGAGGACGGTGACCGACTTCCGGAACAGCGAGTTGGCTTCCCAGACAAGCGCCTCGGCCGTCCGTGTCCCCTCGGTCAACGTGGCGCCGATCACGAACGGCGCGGCGAACAGCGCGCGTTCATCGAGCGCGACGGCGAGAACCACCGCCGCCGCCGCCGCAATGGGCTTGAACAGCGTGTGTCGCTGCAGAGCGGTCAAGCGAGCGCCAATGCTGGTGATGGTCGACATCAGGCCGCTGGTGCGCGCGCGCCAGGGCTGCTCGTGCTCGAAACCCATCCCATTCGCGCCGACCTTCACGACGGTCGTCGCCGGCTGATGCAGCAGGCCGACGAACAGGGCCAGGAGGGTCGGGATGACCGTGAACCGAAAACGAGGCGTATTCATGTGCGTCACTTCTCCTTCGCAGTGGACGTGCCCGTAGCGGTGGCATTACGTGCGGCGTAGACCGCCGACAGATCAATCGGCGCCGTGGTCCTGTTGGCTGGATTGCCGGCCCCGAGACCGCCGTCGATCTCGACGTTGTCGCGAAGCGCGCGCATATCGACGACTGAGGTCCTGACCTCGTCGAGCGAGAGGCTGCTCTTGATGAACATGGCGGCGAACTGCGGCATCTTCGCGTTGGCCAGCAGCGCGGTGATGCCCTCCGCACGCGCGGCCGCCGTCGCGCGAGCCCCCTTCTCGGCGTTGACCCTCGCCGTGACCTGATCGACGGTCATCTTCGCGCCGAGGAGGCCATTGGCGAACGCCAGGTCGAGGCCGGCGTCTGTGCACAGACGGAGGACGTCGCCAGCACTCGCGGCAACGGACTGCGTCGGCTCCGGCTCGAGCAGCGCCGTCACCTGCGCCTTGAAGCGTTCGGGAATCGCGAGCTTCGGATTGACGCGCCGATTCAGGCTCGCAGCCGCCTTCAGGCCCTCGACCTTCTCGGTCGCAAACCCGTTGGCGATCGCCTCGTCCGCGGACATCCACGTCTCGGCGTCCATCAGCGCGACGAGCTCCGCGTCCGTGAGCTTCGAATGCCACTTGTACGCGGCGACGATCGAATCGCGGACCTTGTCGAGTTCGGCGGCCAGCTTCCGCATGTCGGCCGCGTTGCCATAGCCCCACGTCCACGGGTTGTGGACCATGACCATGGCGTTGTCGCCGATACGGATGGTGTCGCCGGCCATGATGACGACGGACGCCGCGCTGGCCGCGATGCCATCGACCGACGCGTCGATCGTTCGGCCTTCCTTGGCACGGGCCCAGCTGCGGAGCGACGTCGCGATCGCGGCCGCGTCGAACACGTCGCCGCCGAGCGAGTTCACACGCAGCGAAGCCTTCATGACGGTGTCAGGCAGCGCCTTGAGTGCCGTGATGAAGTCCTTCGCCGACACGGAACTGCCATCACCCCACCAGTCGCGGCCGATGTCGCCGTAGATGTAGAGTTCGGCCTCGGACTTGTCCTCACCTTTGGCCGTGATTCGAAACCACTCTCTCATCGCAGTCCCTCGTGTGCCTGTTGCTGATTCGGCCGCCGGCGCGGCTCGTCGTCATCGTCGTCATCGTCCGCGGCGCCGGCGTTGGCGCTCTTGCCGCCGCCCTTGTCAGGCCTCCGACCATCGGAGTCGTGCATCAAGCCAGAGGCGTCGGCGCGTTCGTTGTCAACGAGCTGTTCCGCGTCGATCACCTCGGCGTCCTCGCCCTGTTCGCTGACGACGGCGCTCCGCGACGTGAATCCGGCGCGCACCGCGAGCTTGGAAGCCTGCACGTCTTGAACGGGGTGCATGTACGGGTGGCCCTGCGGAATCCACTTGACCGCGCGGTACCGTTCCGGGTTCGTCAGGTAGTCGTTGGGAATGGCGACAGCCCCTGACTCGAACACAAGATCCATCCAGGCGGACCAGATCGGACGGTTGAACAGGAAGACCATTACCTGGTGCTGCCACATCTGAATCCGGCGCCTGAAGAGATCGAGGACGACGCGCATCGTGCGGTCACTCACGCCACGCATGTCGCCAGTCAGGACCTCGTACGGGACGCCAGTCCCGGCTGACACCATGAGCAGTTGCTGCCGCATGAAGTCGGTGAACCCGGTGGCGCCAGGCGGGCTTGAAAACACGACCGACTCTCCCGGATGGAGTTCCTGCGTCATGCCAGGCTCCATCGGTAAGAGCGGTGCGCCATCAACCGTCTCAACGGCATCGCCAGTGAACGGATGGTCCGTGGCATTGTCGCCACGGCCCTGTTCCTTCTTCACGAACGCCACGAACATGTTCGCGAGCGTCTGCCGCACCGTCGTGGCGTCCGCGAACTTGTAGAGCTCACGCAACGTGATGAGGACCGCCGTCAGGTGCGGTACACCGCGCAGCTGCCCGGGGCGGAGGAGGTCGTAGACGTGTTGCACAGTCTCGGCCGGAACGGGCCGAAGCTCCGAGCGGTCGAAGTCGTCGAACTCCGGCCGCGACGGGTGGAACCAGTACGCCGACCGCTGACCAATCCGATTGAACTGGATGCCGGCGCGGATACGGGTGTCGCCCGAGAACACGTTGTGGGTGTGCGGGCACAGTTCCGGCTCGAGGACCTGCACCTGCAGGGGCACGGTCAGGCCATCAGACATCCGGCGGTATCGCAGGCGCGAGAACACTTCCCCGCCCTCATAGGTGGCTTCGGTCACCAGCCGCTGGAGCCCGTAGAAATCGCACCGACCGTCGGCATCGCATTTGTCACTCCACAGCAGCCAGGCGGCCTGGAGCGCGTGACGCAACGGAACCATCTCCCGGGTAACCGGATGCGGGACGAGCGGTGTCATCGGCGCCTGCGAGAGCGGCTTGATGCCGGTTCCGATGGCTTCAGTTGCGAGCTTATCGATGACGCCCTTGGCGTAGCCGTCATTCCGCTTGGCTGAGCGCGACCGATCGCGGAGCGTCGTCAGGCTCGAGAGCACGCCCGCGTTCGGAGAGCTCGTCGGCGCGTGCCAGCCGACAGATCGCCGCGTAGCCGTTGAACCGGCGTCGTAGTCTCCGGCGTTCCGAATCATTGCGCCTGGCGGTAGGCCGAGCGGTGTGCGGCGCTGCGCGAGCTCCGGGGCGTAATCCGTCTGCATCACCAGCCGGTCGTCCCAACCATGACGACACGCTTCGGCCGGCGATTCGGCGCGGCTGCTGCGATGTCATCGAGAATGCGCTGCTCGAGGGTGTCGTAGTCGGCGGGACTGTGGAACTCTTCGCGTCGGAAGGCGCCGTTGGGCGAGCGGAACTCGACGACCCTCAAGCCGCGCAGACGCGCAGCTCGAACCGTGGCGAGATCAGCTTCGGTGTAGGGCAATCCGTCGCTAGGGTTGCATACCGATCAGCTGAATCCGAAGTGACCTTGTGTGGTTGATCGTTTTTGCTTGCCGTCGTCGTCAGTCCCGGTCGAGATAGTTACTCCTCGCAACTCGTCGCCCAGTACCGCCGCTCGGCGTCGATGGTCCACCGGTCGGCCGGCGCGGCGCCGTCGACCGAAGGATGTCCAACATCTGATGCAGCTTGGGGTTCAGATGGCGCAGGGCGCCGAGCGCATAGCCGTAGCAATCGAGTGCTTCGTTGCGTGGGCGGCGCCGCTTCCAAACTTTCCGTGGAACGCCGCGTTCCCACTTCGTCACCTCGTACTCGCTGGTGAGCTGCTCCGCGTACTCCTGATTGCACCAGTCCGCCACGGGGAGATGTATGTATCCCGGGCCGTGCTCGGTGATCTTCAGTCGACTCGCCAGGATGGATTTCCCCGTGTCGATACCGATGATGTAGAGCGGGACGGTGCGGTGGGTGCCGCGGATCTTCTGCATCGACGGCGGTGCAATGAACGGACGCTGCTTGTCGCGACCGACGACCGCTTTGATGCGGTCAACGCCTTTCCGCTCCACCCAGTCGTAGACGACCGTCGTCCGGTGGCCAGCGGTGTCAATACAAGCCGACTGAATCATCAGGCGATGGCCAGTCGGGTGGCGGTACTGGCGCTCGAGCACCGCGTCGAGGCGTGCCCATGGTTCAGGCCGCTCCGTGTCGCCGTCGAATCGGTGATAGTCGACGAGCCAGGACTCTTCGCCAGGTCCATACGCCCACACGTGCGCCTCGAGCCACATGTCCTGCGTGTCGATGCCGGCGACCAAGCAGCACGCCCCCTCGGGCACGTCAATACTGTCGCTGAGAAACGCCTCGCGGCGCTGCAGCAGGACGTGCGCGTCAGGGCCATCGCTCTTCTCGGGTTCGATCGGCTCGGCCAGCGTAGTGTTCTGCCACGTGTGCATCTCGCTCTTGTCGCCAGCTTTTTGCTTTTCCCTGGCGGCGAGGAAGTTGCGCACGATCTCCGCGAGTGACGACAGCGGTGAGTAGGCCTCCCACAGGTGGAACGAGACGATCGACCGGTCCTGACGGTCTGGTCTCTCAGCACGCCATTCCCCCTTGTGGAGGACGGCAATGCGCTCCGCCTCCGAGATCTCGTACTCGCAATGCGGACATACCAGATGGGCCGTGGCTGGATCGTCGTCGGTCCACTTGACGTTCGCCCACTCGTACGTATGCATCTCGGTGCATTGCGGGCAGGGCACGTAGTACCGACGCTGGTCACCACGCTTGAACCAGGCGTGAATCGGACCGTCGACGATGGTCGGTGACGACGTGAGGAAGCGGCGCGCTCGTCGGCCGAAGGCCTGCGTGCGCTTCAACGCGATGGAGAGGGTGTTACCTTCGCCAGGCAGCTCCCGCGGCCAGCGGTCGATCTCGTCTCCCCACAAGTCGCGAATCGTGCGCGCCGCGAGCGAGGCAGCGGAGTTGGCGCCCGCGATCACGAGGAACCCGCGTCGGAACTTCTTCAGCAGCGCGGTGTTACTCGCATCCTTCGAGCGTTTCTTGCTGACCGTCTCCCTGAGGACCTCGGTCGCCTCAATCGTCGGCTCGAGTCGGTTCTTGGCGAAGTCGCGGGCCATCGGCTCGACGGTCGGGAACACGATCATCATCGCGGCCGGGTCACGGGCAATGCGGTACCCGCACTGGTTGATGAGGATCGACGTCTTCCCCCACTGGGACGAGCCCATCACGATGACCGTGTTGACACCTGGCTCGTGCCAGACGTCGAGGATGCCGCGCTGGAACGGGGCGAACGAGGTTTGCCAGCGGGTGCCCGACAGCGGGCCGCTGGTCACGATGATGTGATTGTCCGAAAACTCGGAGCAGAGTTCTTTCGGCGGCGGTGCGTAGCCCGCCCGCACTCTGATGAGCGCTTCCTGAGCCGGCGTCAGGTCTTGGGATGGAGCGGCGTCGAGCATTTAGGCCGCGGATGCCGACGGAAGCGGGCGGGCTGGATCCGCCAGCTCCCGAAGCGCGTCGAGCATCGCGTCCTCGAGGATCTTCTCGACGGCCGCCACGCCGTCGACGTGCGCGGTGCGATGAATGATGTCAGCGAGGTTGATCGGTACGGCCATCAACTTGGCCCTCACCGCCGCGATCTCGCCTGACCACAGTCGTTCGACTTCATCGCGCGGCAGCAGGTCGCGCATCCGGATCTGGAACGTCTGCTCGGCCAACTGCGCCTGCGCACGTTCGCGGCGCGCCTTTTCCTGAGCTGGGTTCAGCGGCCCATTCCCGGTAGCGGCCGCCTCGTCGCGCTCGCGACGCCAGGCTCGGACAGCCGTCTCGTCGTAGAACGATGGACGACCCTTCCCGCCGTGCTGTGCAACGGGCAGCCCCTCGGCTTCCCACTTCGTGATGCTCTGCGGGTGGACCGTCAGCGCTTCGGCGAGTTGACGCCTGGTGACCAGTCCCTTTGGCGGGATGCCTGGTGCCTTCTTCGACGTAGACGATTGGCGACGAGTCGTCGCCCGCGACCGCGTCTTCTTCGCCACGGCTATAACCGATCTCGATTCAAAGGTTAACCCTGATGCGGCGCGGAATATCGAGCAGCTTCGCCCGCACGTCCAACAGACACTTCGACATCAACGCTTCGGCAACGCGCGTTTCTATCAGTGTTTTCGATCGTTCTTGCCACTCTCTCCACACTTCCGCATCGCGTAGCCGCAACCGATCTGGAATCAGAGGTTTAGCCTTTAGCCTTAATGTCAGCTGGTGCGTAGGGGCACGTCGGGGCTCGAACCACCCGCAACGGTCGAGAGGCGCTCAGGGGCCCCCCTGTCGTCCTCAGATGGTGTCAACCGCGCTGGCACGACACTTGGCGAGATCGCCATGCGAATGAGGCGCACCTGTTCGCGGCACGCTTGGCATTTGCAGGCGCCGTCACGCTGGTGCTCGGCATCATCGACTCTCACGACGCCCTCGCTTCGCCCCGCGCCACTTCGTCGGTGACATTCGTTTCACGTGAAACCGCAGTATCCGCAATAGCCGCTCTACCTGCGCCAGTCTCACGTGAGGCCTTGAACTCGACGAGGTCTCGCAAATGAATACGGCGCCGCCGTCCTCGCCAGAACGAGCGCAGCGCGCCGGTGTCGAGGAAGTGCTTCATCGCCCGATCGTCCATATCAAGAAACTCAGCGGCGACGGTGGGTGACACATGGTCGCGCGGATGGCTTGCCGGGTCCGTGATGCGGGCCTCGGCGCGTCTTGGTCTCGGCATCAGATCGCTATCCTTTCTTCGGCGGCGCCGGCGCTCTTCGCTCGCGGACGCTCGACGGTCTCGTATAACGCGCGGCGACGTCCCTTGTGTCGCCAGCGATCGGCGATACGAGTCAGGACCGCCCATGCGTAGGAGCGCGGCACGCCGAAGCGCACCAATCCTTCGACTTCTTCCGCGAGCTCGGCACGTCGCTCGGCTCGCGCCTGTTCATAGCGCGACACGTCAGCCTTCTCGCGCCAGTGCAGGTCCTCGCGCTTGTTCTGAAGCAGGCAGGCCATCGAGCAGAACAGGCGCCACATCACGCCGTCGGCTAGTCTGGCTGCCGGCGGTCTCGCCTTCTTTCCATAGGCGCGCTTCACAGGCCGCGCCTTGCACTGTTGGCAGAGCGGCGGCGTCAACGGTCGTTCTCCGTGAGCGCCGCCAACTTGCCGTCCCGTGCCAGTTCCAACGTCCTGCCTGGCGTCGGGCGTTCCTTGTAGACCTTCCACATGCAGCCGGCGCACGTCGCGCTTCGACGACCGTAAATGGGTTTGCCGAAGCGCGCCCACTCGCCTGCTTTGATGTCGCAGCCGTATGAGCACTTGACGAAGATTCGAACGCGCTGCCAGAACGATGTCGGCGGGCGACGTGAATACGGTCCGCGACGGCGGTGAGCGCTCATTTGCTGACCCTCCTGGCTCCGGCGATGTCAGGGTGCGTGTGTTTGAACCACTCCGATGCGGCAGCGCGATGGATGACGTCGTGTGCAACGTCTGGATGGCGACCGCGGTCGATCTGCATGCGGGCGCACTCGTCCTTCAGCGCATCACGCAGGTCCTGTTCTGACCCGATCTCGTAACGAATGCTGTTGTGGTCCCACGACCCGCGCTGCAGGAGTTCTGCGGCCAGCGCTGCAATCACCCGGTAGTTGTCGGCGTTGGGCTCTTTGGCGAGGCGCAGCCGCGTTTCAGGCCGAATCGAGAATCCGTCCTGCGTGGGCGGCGCCGCGTGCGGCGCTGTTCTAACAATGGACGTACTGGTGGTACCGGACGTAGGGGACGTATCGGGTGGCGGTGGCGCCACCCCCCCGGTGGCGGTGCTGCCACCCCCCGGTGGCGGTGGCGCCACCCCTCCCCCGGCGCTGGTGCCACCGGGTGGCAAATTGCCGGGGGGTGGCGTGTTGCCAGGGGTGACGCCTTCAGCTGGCCAAGCTCGCCTCGCCGTTGGCACGCGGCGTCTTGGCCGAGAGTCCGCCAAGGCGAGGCAGTCCATTCGGACGATGTAAACGTTTGTGCCCTGGCGTCCCTCGTTGCGCTTGATCTCAAGTTCGCCCAACGCCTCGATGCTGCGGATACATCGCTGCACAGTTCGTTCGTGCAGCCGAGTCTTCTTAGCCAGCGTCGCGATCGAAGGCCACGCGTCCATGCCTTCATCGCTCGCCCTATCAGCGATCGATAGCAGGACCAGCCGGTCGTTCCCGATCGTGCGGGAGTGTTCCCAGACCCAGGTCATGACGCGGACGCTCATGACTGCACCGCGCCGGCCGCCGGTCCGGCCGCTGGCACGCCCACAAGACCCATCCCGCGTTTCTTCTGCATCTTCCTGAGGTAGTGCTCGGCGAGGCGCTTGACGCGCTCTGGATCGATCTCCAGGCGTTCGAGCGATTCCGCAGCGAGCGGATTCCGGATACCTTCCTGTTGTTCGCGCTTGATGCCGTTGACTTCGGCGATGACGGGGTCCGATCCCTCGTCGCTGACGAGGAAGTAGGCGACGACCGGATCTTGCTGACCATCGCGGCCGATACGCCCGATGAACTGGTCGTGGACCGCCGGTGACCAATCGAGCTCGCCTATGACGCAGGCGCTGCACACCTGCTGCAGGCCGTCGACGCCCGCGCCGGATCGCAGGGACATGATCATCAGGCGCGATGGACCGTTGACGAACGCGTCGATCGCCTTCTGCTTCTGCGCCGGTGTCTCGCTGCCCGTATACATGACCGGCTGCAGGTCGGCGAGCTTCGCCAGCCAGAGGTCATAGACAGCACGGTGCCAGCCGCCCAGCAGGATCTTCTCTTCCGATTCAGCCAGCACGCGGATGAAGTCCGCGACGTGCGGCGCCTTGGCGATGCCGGTCGCCTGGCGGAGCCGCCAATCCAGCTCGGACGCGGCGTGCATCTTCTGCACTGGTGCCGCTTGACTGAGCAGGATGCGGGCGAGTTCCGCGGCCGACGCGTCGATGGCGTCGAGTGCGGCCCGATCGGTGTCGACGTGCTGGACATGCCGGATCGGCTCACCGGCGGGCAGCTCGCGCTTCACCTCCTGGCGGGTGTGCCGGATCATCAGGAATGATTCGCGGAGGTAGGTGCCGAACGCCTTCGGATCCTTCAGCTTCGCTTTCTCGCCACCGCCACCGTATGTGCAATGCTCCCGGTGAAACTCGGCCGACGTGCCGAGCGCGCCAGGCTTCAGGACCTCGAAGATGTTGAAGATTTCTCCGCCGTAGTTGTAGACCGGCGTCGCGGACAGCCCGAGGCGGAATGGCACGTCCACGAGTTGCCTCGCCGCCTCGTGTCGGTAGGATCCCGAGTGGCGCAGCTCCTGAATCTCGTCGTAGACGACGGACTTTGCATAGTTGAGGAGCACCTTCGACCAGCCGGCCAGCTTGTGGTAGGTGATGATCACGACGTCAGGCCCGGCGCCCATGAACTTCGGGAGTTCGTAGGGCGTGGCCTTGTCGACGATGTGAACGTGCAGCGACGGGATGAACTTCGCGATCTGCGCCCGCCATTGGCGCTGCAGATGCGGCATACACACAACGACGGCTGGCAGCGTGCGCGGGTCAGCAAACGACCCGATCGCCATGGGCGTCTTGCCCAGGCCAACGTCGTCCCCGTTCAACAGGAAGCCGCTGGTCAGGTAGACGCCCACCTCCCGCGCCTGATAGTCGCGGAGCGGCAGCGCGAGCGAGAACTCCGGCGCCGCATAGTTCGTGTCGATGATCTGCTCGAGCCGGAGAATGGCCTCGCGGAACGCATCCGCGCCGGCGGTCAGCGCGGCCTCGTGCTCCGGCGTCATCGTCAGTGGATACCGAGATCGCACCCATTCGAGGTCGCGGCAGCTCTCAGGCGTGTTCGACAGCGATAGGACGCCGCGCCCCTCCTGATCGACCTTCCCGAGGATGCGCTTGACGCGGAGATGCACGTGCGGTTCGGCGTCGAGCCGCCACCATTGGGCGCTTGTGCTGAGGGCGAGGGTGCCGTACGTCTTCACAGCCCACCTGCCCACGTGGCCACCACGTGCACCGGCTTACCGGCCAGCATGTCGGCGCAGCCGGCCGCGAGCGACGCGTGCCCAGTCATGAGGATGAGCGCGTCGACCTCGGGCGACCGTGCGTAGCGTTGGAGCTGGCGCATGACGGCGGCAGGGCTGCCCTTCACCTTCAGCTCGAGCCCGATTCGGCCGTCGGGGAAGTAGAAGTCGATGATGTCCGCCTCGCGCAGGTGATACTCCCGCTCGTATCGCACGTCCTGACGGTTCAGCCACTCGGCGACGGCGTTCTGGAAATCGAGCTCGACGCCGATCGGCCAGCGCCGCAACGGCAGCCGCTCAACCAGCCATTCGGCCGTGACGGCACGCTGGAGATCGACGACGTCCTGAAACCGCTCCTGATTCATGGGTATTGCAACCCCCGTTGTTTCGCCCTGGCGCGAAGGTGCCGGGCCATCCGTTGGGCAAACCGCAGCTGCTCGCCGCGAGCGTCCAACACTGGCGCGTTCGGTCGGCCGCTGTCCGTATGCACGGAGCACTTGCGCGACTTCGGCCGAAGCGAGCGCAGCGGATCGAACGGCGTCGGCCTGGGGACTTCCCAGACCTCGTTCCACAAGCCGCTGATGTAGGGACGCAATCGGACGGTCCGCGTGCACCCGCACGCGAGGCGCTCGAGGAACGTCTCGTTGGTGATGGCCGTTCTGGCGACAACCGCGTGCATACCGAAGTACGGCCGGTTGCTCGACGACGTCGGCGCGCTCATGCCGCCCACCTGACGACAGTGCCTCGCAGCTCGATGGCCCGCGGCCTGAGCTCGCCATCGAGATACAGCGGGTGCCCTGGTGCACCGCCCTTCGCCAGGTGCAGCGCGTGCACGCCGACGCCCGCGCCACGGATCATTCGCAGGACGTCGAGGGCCCGATCGCCGATTGCTTTGTGGACGCCCCACGCCGCGATGACGCGGTCTGCGCCCTGACAGGCGGCAAGGATGGCGGCATCGTTCCCCTCGCCGATGCGGTCGTGGACGAAGAGCGGTAGCAGGTCGTCAGGGTTTGTGCCGCGGAAGGCGAACAGGTTGACGACCTCGAGACGCCCGAAGCCCCACGCTTCTGCATACCGCACGCACTTCGCGACGGTCCGGTCGAGTGTCTCGGCGTCAGCGGTTGACGGGTTGAGCATGCAGAACACGCAGGTCCCGCGGCCGTAGGCCCACGTGCGCCATAGGCGCAGGCGGTGACGACGGTCCGGCGAGAACACCGCGCCCGTGTCGAGGAACGTCACGCCACTTCCTGACTCCGCACCAGCAGAAGCTGGGCGGGTGCCGTACAATTGCCGCCACACCGGAGCAACGCATGCGTCGAAGTGCGCTCGACCACCCCAGTCGCACGAAATGGGTCAGTCGTCTCGATGGGGTGAGCAAACACCCGCTGATCCTCGTGATCCTCAGCGTCGCCCTCGGGTCGTGGCTTGTTCCGAAGCTCCTCGAGGACGCCACAACCGCACGCGCGCGCGCCGACGCACGTTTGGCATTGCTCGCGAAGCAGGTGGCCCCGATTCGCGCGGTGGACAAGGGGTTGCTTGATGCCCAGCAGCGCGTGGTCGTGTTCAACTTCCGCTTGGATGCACGACCTGGCAGCATCGGGCCAGCCGCGGAGCTGCTTGACCGACACCGTGAAGTCTGTAAACAGACGAAGACGATCTATGACGAGGCGACGAAACAGGCGGAGCAGTGGCCGGGTGACTTGAGCGTCGAACTTGAAATAATGCAGTTGATAGCGACGGAATTGGAGAACGACTACCGAGACGCTATCGACAACTACACGACGAGCGTGCGGCTGCTCCGCGACGACGAAAAGGAGCGATGCATGGTCGTTGAAGCTGCGATTCGGAATGCTATCGACACGCCCTCCGCAGATGCCACTCTGAACACGGTCATTGAGGCTGACCGACAGAAGCGTCGAACGACCGTGGAAAACTTGCTCGGGCAGCGGCGACGCGCTATCCGCAATCTCGTCGACACTCTGTCGCGAGGGCAGTGAAACCACTTCTCCCTCGTTCACGCTCATTGCCCGCCTCTCGCTGCTCACAGGCAGTTCCTCCACGCGCGCCAGAGGCTGGATGCCGCGAGATGGAAGCCCGCCGCAAGGCCCCGTTCGAACATTGAACCCTTCCAGCACCGGTCGCGGCGCCGGCGAAGCGACCGGATCTCCGCGATGACGTCGGCGCGGTTCATCGACGGTTCGTCCCGCGTCACGGCCGGCCTTCTCCCGAGGCGTCCATCTGCTCCCGCACCAGCCGCTCGACGGCCGGCTCGACGTACCAGATCCCCTGCGCGCCGCGGCACGGTATCGGCGTCGGAAACTTCCTGACGTTGCGCCGTAGCAGGCAGAACGGGCCATGGGCGTGCTGGTGGTTGCGGAGCTCGGTGGGTAGCTTGTCGACGTGAACGCAGTCGTAGATGTCGACCATCCCGACGAGTGCACCAAAGACCATGTCCGGCCACTCGGCGATGTCCTCGGGCTCGAGCATCTCCTGCGACCGGCCCGCATGAATCAGGAGGGCGCCTCGAAAGCTGAAGTAGCGCCGCCGGTTCTCCATCGGCTTCGCCTGTGGATGGTCCTCAGGCAGCACCAGCAGGTGGGCGTACGGCTGAAACACGGTCAGCGCCTTCATCGCGACTCTCGATCTCCCTGGAGGCTGCGGAGCGGGGCCGTTCGATCGACCGCGAGCCTGATCTGTCCGTCGATCGCCTCGTCGGCCATGGGCACCAGCTCCGCGCCGAGCGCCTGGACGGCGCTAGCGCTGTCTACCGGCTCGAGCGTCTGGCTGGTGTCTTCGATCGGCTCGTGGACCATCGGCCGGATCCACCACCGCGGCCCGTGGACGGATTCGAGCAGGCCCCGAGCGATTACCCGCGCATCCTCGTGGGTGACGATGACGCCGCTCTTATAGGGACGCTCTTCGTTGTCTGGGCCGGCGAGGACGGTGAGCAGCTCCACGAGCTGGCGCGGCGCGGCGGGCGGCGTGAATGGACTGGCTACTCGACCCGTGGCGTTGCAGCGATCGCACCCGTCCGTCACTTCCCTGGCATAGGCGCGCAAGCCGGTCCCCTTGCAGTCGGGACACTTCACCGTCTGGTCGCCGGCGAACGCCTGCGCCAGCCGACCCACTCGGCACGTCGTGGTGTGTGGCAGGCCGCCGCAGTTGGAGCACCCGCCGCGGCCCAGACTACGGGTGATGAGCTCGACGAGGCGATCGACATGCGGATTGTCGGCCTGCGTCGCGTCTGGCGTGGCCGCGCGCTCGAGCGCATCGGCGAGGTCTCTCAATCCGTAGTCCGCAACCTGTGCGACCAGGTTGCACACGGCGAGGATGCGCTCGCCTCCAAGATCGTCAGCGTAGGTGCCTGCCACCAGCTGGACCTCGGCATCGACCTTGGCCCGCAGTTGCTCGATCAATGTGCGCGCGTTCGTGTCCATCAGTGCACTCGTCTCCGTTCCGTCTGTGCCGCGATGCCGGCCGCCTTGTCGGCCGCCTGGATGGCGACGCCGATCAGTTCGAACACGCGCGCCGACCGCTCGACCTTGTCCTGGTGCGGCGCGCAGAAGCCGATGACCCAGCCCGCGAGGACCGCCGCCAGGATGTCGAGACCGTCCGATGCCACGCCCACCGTCGACCGCATGACCGATTCGTTGAGCCTGACGATGGGCTGGAGCTGCTTGAAGATCTCGCCGGCGGCCGTGCTCAGCGTCCGACTAACGTGGCGGTCATTGGTCAGCACGTCGATCGACTGCCGCTGCTCGATGGTGAGCTCGGCCGCATGCGTCATCACGACGGTCAGCACCGCACTCGCCGAGGTGAACGCCGTGCAATCGCAGTCGTCGCACTTCGCCGGACCGTGCGCCTCGTGGTGATGGCCGCAGAGACACAGCCGCTGCAGGTCCGCCCATGCGGTGAGCAACGCCAGCCTCGGATCACAAACGGTCAACGTCGCCTCCGGGCCTTGGGCTTCACCGGCAGCGTCGGAATGCGCTTGTAGGGGCGGCCGACGCGTGTGCCGAGCACCGAGCGCAGCATCAGGTGCACGGCCTGGAAGGCAAACTCCTCGTTCGACGGCAGCTGCAGGATGTCCGTCGCCTCGGCCACCTCACGTGCCATCGCGTCAGGCATCCGGATCACGATGGTGTTCATGGCCGTTCCTCCACCTCAGGCAAGGGATTGATCGGGGGGAGCCCGAGCGACTGGTCGAGGGCCGTCGCCGTGTCGAAGTCAGGAAGCACGAAAAGCTCGCGGCCATCGCGGAGGGAGATGCGTCCATGCCGGCGACGATGGCCACAGCACGAGGCGACCGTCGGGCACCCGCCGTCGTTCAGCGCCTGGACGATCGGCGCGATGCAGGCGTCCACGTCGACTGGCTGACCGCCGAGATTCAGGACAGCGGACTCGACGCCACAACCCTGGCACAGCCGCGCTGTTGACACCGTCGTGCCGTCACTGGCGTAACGCCACACCTTCGCGGCCTCATCGAACACCGCGTCGTGACCGTAGCAGGTCGAGCGCACCGTCACGCGCGCACCTCGGGGAACTCGCGCACCCGCAAGTCTTCCGGCCACTCGGCCGGATCACCACCCTTGCGGTTCATGAAGACGAGCGGTGCCGTCTCACCCTGGTAGCGCGGTTCGTAGTCGTCATCGATCGGCACGGTGCCGCCAGGCCACGGCGTGTCGGGCTCGTCGTTGCGACAGACCGCGTTGCTGCCCACCTGCTTGACGAAGCAAGCGACGCCGGCCGCCTTGCACTGCTGGACGATCGAGCGCGCCCACGCCAGATCGAGGGACCGCGCGCCAGGACCGCTCTCGCCGCCGACGATCACCCAATCGAGCTTCGGGCCGCCGCGGTGTTCGTTCGCCGCAGTGCCGTCCTCACGCAGGTAGAAATCGACCGGCGCGAGCAGCGGCTCCGCAGACACGAAGCGCACGGCGGCCGGCGTTGATCGCAGGAGCGGGATCCGTACGTCCGCGCGCGGCTGGTCCTCGACAGAGACGCCCAGCCAGACGTTCGGCAACGGCCACGCCTCGATCTCGGCCGGCCCACCGCTGTAGCCGTGCCAGTAGGTGTAGATGTCGTCGGCCCGCCAACTCGAGACGAGCCGCTGCATGCGGTCGGCGCGCTTCGTCAGCACCTGGAACGTGTGCTGCCGCGCAACGGCCATCACGGTGAAGACGTTGAGAATGAACTCGTCGGACACGCCCTCATGGAACAGGTCCGACATGCTGTTGACGAACACCAGTAGCGGCTTCCGCCAGGACAGCGGCTTGACCAGGGCCTCGTCGACGAGTCGGATTCGACCGGTCCACTGCGGGCCGGCCGTCGTCTGCTTGGTCAACCCCGCGTACGGTTTGCCGTCCTTTTTGAACCGATGAGCCAGCTTCATGGCGTAGCAGTTCACACAGCCGGGTGACACCACCGAGCACCCTCGTACCGGGTTCCAGGTCATATCAGTCCATTCGATCGAAGAATTGGTGCTCATATCAGGGTCGGCGACGCAGGTCGGTGACTCTGCGAACGGGATTTGCACTGCCTCCAGCAAATGAGCCGAGCCGAAACGTCGTCGGGTGATGTCCACGCACACAGCCTGCAGTGGTGCATGGGTTATCTCCGTGGCCAGGTTGTGGGATTCATCAAAGGCCGCGTGCCGTTTGCCCGTGCGCAGACAGCGACGATGCTCGCGTCCCGATCGGGGGTGACGGACGACGAGATCGACGCCATCCTTGCGCCGGCAGATCTCGAGTGGGACCCCGTCGCGCGGACGGTGTCGCGGCGATCGCGGTCACCACACTGACCGCGATTTGAATTCTTTCCGTCAAAAAACCTGTGTGTGCTAGCCTCGGCGGTGAATGCGACCCCGCGAGCCAGGAAGGTCCCTTGACGTCGTCATCGCCGACGCGAACCAACGAGCCGGAGCGTCTCGCGACCGTCTCGTCGTTGAACTCCTCCTCCACTTGCACTTTCAGATCGCGCTCAGTCTTGAAATCGCTGCGTACTCGCGCCATCACGATCACTGCGAAATGGTCCTTGGGGGCACCGTCGTCGAACGCGACGAGGCGAGGCGGCCGCTGATCGTCCGCCCACGAAGCAATCTCGACCCGCCGCCGACCTGCACGTGCGGACTGTCTGCCCTGGTTGTTCGCATCCCGTTGCCGGCTTCGGTCACGCCTCCCGAAGATCCGAGGGACGCCGCGGACGCATAGCCGCCGCCGGTGGCTGTGTAACCGCCGCCGTCTCACCAGAACCTCTGGCCTTGGATGACGAAGCCGGGCGTTGCGCCCTTCGGAAGGCGATAGCTGTCCAGTTCGAGGAGGACGATTGACGAGCACCGCTCGTCCTCGGTGTGCCAGAAGAACTCGAATGCACCCACCGGGAGCCCCGTCACCTGATCGATCAACGGGATGTTCCAGGTGGACGACCCCTCGCGCTCGCCGTTGGCGACCGCCCACACGCCTTGGCCGTGCGGCCGGTCCGCACGCTGGATCGGTTCGCCGGGCACCGCGGATGCCGCCCATACCGCGTTGTAGCCGCCAGCTGGCTGGGTGGACCCGATCGGACGCGTGGTGAGCCACCCGCTGCAGTAGTCGACCGGGTCCGGATCAGCGGCGTCCCGGTAGGCGCCGGAGGTGCCGACGAAGGCGCGCACCCGCAACGCCACGGCGTTCGCCGGGACGTTGAGCTTCCACCACGGCTGAATCGTCCACCATTGGTTCGGTGCGATGTTCCATTGCGGCGGTCCGCACGGCACGACGCTGCCAGCCTGACGACAGGGCTGCGTGTCGGTGACGTAGACCAGCGTCGCCTTCGTGGTGTTGACGGGCACGTACTCATCGCCGCCCTGCCAGAGCACTTGCGCCTGTGCACGTGGCGGCGACGCAAGCATGAGAAGGACCAGCGGGAACAGGACACGCTTCATTGACGGCCTCCATAGGCCGGCGGCAGGCTGGTAGAATTTCGGCCAGCCCGCGCACCGATGCTGCGGTGAACGGGTGAGGGGCCGTCGAGTGCTCTAACACTCGGCGGTCCCGCCATCGACTTACGCTGCTGCATTCGGATCTCCTGGCGATGGCGGTGCAGCAGCACCCGCCCTCGCACTGATGCGCGTCGCGATGTAGGCGACCAGGTCGCCGACGGTGACGACGGCGTCCGTGTCACCGTCAGGAATATCAATCGCGAACTCGATCTCCAGCCCGATCTCGATCTCCACGATGTCGAGTTCGTCGAGCCACAGCGGCGCACCGCGCAGCGGCGTGTCCGGTGAAATAGCGTCGGCCACGCCAACCTCGTAGTCGCACGGGTTCACCTGGTCGACGATCAGCGACTTCGCCGCCTCGAAGATGACGCCGCGGTGGTCGGTCACGCGCGCCTCCGTTCCTCATTCGCGAGCATCGATCCGACGCGGTCCGCGATGCGCTTCAACCGGCTGACGTCGTCAATGTCGAGCGCCTCACCGTCAGGCGCCGCACGGTTCCAGGCGTCAAGGTCGGTCAGGAATCTGGTGACGTCGGCGCGGATGGCCGCCGCTCGCAGGATCAACTGATTGCGATGCCATGGGGTTGACGTACCGACCCAGGCGCGGATCTCCCTCAGGCTGTAGCGGCAGAAGTTGGGCAAGTCGCGGGCCGCGAGGCGAATCTCATTGAGCCGCGGCGCGACATCCTCCTTCGTGGCTGTCGGCGCGAATCCCATCCTGATCAGCCCGTTCCGGCTGCGCGCCGACAGGTCCTGAATGGTGCTCGCCGCCTTCGCCCGTTCCCGGCGCGTGAGCTCAGCGAGCACGACTTGCCGCGCCCGCTCCGGACTGCACCCGAGCGCCTTGGCTATCGCCCGGTACGGCTGTCCGTTCTCGTGCATCGTGACGGCGTCGGCCGCCCGCTGTTGCAACGCGACGTTCCCGTGCGCCACGGTCCTCATGCGCGCTTCCTCACGGAGACGCTGTCGAGCGTTGCCTTCAGCTGCGGGCGCGACGGGAACGAACACTCGGGCAGGAACTGGATCCGCTCGAGCAGGCGCTTCGTCGACCGCACTCGCTCGATCTCGCCGTCGAGGTACTCGAGGCGCGCGGCGATGACGTCGCGTTCGACCTGCAGCAGCCCCGGCTGCGCCAGGCGCAGCATGTGGTTGTCCTTCTCGAGGAATGCGTGCTCGATCCACATGTCCTTGGCGGCGATCTCCGCTTCGATGCGCGTCACTGGTGCTTCCCCAGCGCCTTGCCGAGCTGCTCGTAGAGGGTTTCCGCCACGGCACGGTCCAAGCGCACGGTGAACTCGGTCGCCCCACCAGGGAGGCCACCTGCCACGACAGTGACGATGACCTTGGTGATGAATCGCCGGGCGCCGAGCGTGCGCACCCTGATGCGGGCCTTCGGCGTGCCGGCAACCGACTCGAACGCGACGTTGAACCGCTCGAAGCCGCCGTCTATCGACGACGACAGTTCGTCTTGTTGGCGCTCGTCGGCGAGCTGGTGCCGCGTCATGCTTCCACCCTGGCGTGATGCAGGTCGACCACGGCGACGGTGGCCCTCGCGTTGAACCGGAAGCCAGCCCGGGTGAGCAGCCGCACGCGAGACGGTGCCACCGGCTGGCGCCACGTCACGCGCGTGACGCCGAGGCCGCAGGGCGCGACGCGGCTGAACCCGGATGTCATGAACTGCCAGCCGGCGGACGTCGTCCCGATCAGCCGGCGCCGCCGTGGTGGGAGTCGTGTCGTCATGCCGCTACCGCCTTGGGATATGCGAGGCCTGGAATCTGGACTGTGACGCCGCGGCGCAGCGTCCACGCGTAGCGGTGGTTCCCCGGGTGCGACAGCGCGCGGGTCAGGAGCGGTAGCCAATGGCGCAGCCACGCGCGGCGAGCGCCGTCGCCGAGTGGCGGCGTGTCGGCGCCGGCGCGCTCGAGCAGCGCTGCGGCATAGCGCCATCCACGCTCGCCGCTCCTGATCTTCTGGATGGCTCGCCGACTGACGACGGAGCCGTCCGGCAGTAGACGCAACGTCCCGGCGGTGCTCCGGCCGGTGTAGGTCGCGTTGTGCGCCTGGTAGATGGTGCCGATGTGTCCGGGAAACGTGACGCGACCAGCCAGATCGGTCCGGGGCGTCGGGTCGCTGAAGCTGACCACGCCGACGAACCCGTCGCGCCGGAGTTGCTCGAAGCACCGCGCGAGGAACCACGTCTCCCCGTTGCCGGGGACCTCGTCGAGCAGGACGAAGCGACCGAGCTCGACGCTGTCGGACGCGGCACCCGGGAAGACGGACGTCAGCGCCTTGTCGTTCGCCGGGTGCGAGAACACCGCGACACCGACCAAGCGACCCGCACCATAGAGACCGACCCGCCGACGCGCGGCCGGATACGTGCCGCTGTAGTGATGCTCCTCGACGAACCGCTTCGCCGTCGCATCGTCAGCGATGGTGGTCACGTCGAACGCGCGCGTGTTGATGACTTCCCCGGCCGGCCGGTAGGAGTCGCGACGCGCGCGCCAGCGTTGGCAGACCTCGCTCACGCCGACCTCCGGTGGCACATCGACGTCGGCACCAACGGCCCGCTGACATCGACAGCGGGCTGTCGATCCAGTAAATTCCCGATGACATACGGAGATAGATCGGCGATGAACAGTCTTGAGTGGTGGAACACTGCGCTCAAAGTCGCGGGTTGGACGTTCTCGTTCTTGGCGGCGATTTCAACCGGTTTGGTACTGTGGACCTCACGCAAGATTGACGCTCGTCGCGCTGTTACAGAAGCGGAGCGGTCGTCAAAGATCGAGCGAACCGAGCAGGAACTGACGCGCGCTCGCGTTCTCGTTGACCGACTCCAGGCCGAGGCCGACCTCGACCGCGCGGTACTCGACCGGACGTTCGTCGATGCTAGGACCGCCAACGAACGCGCAGCGGCTATCGAGCGAGAACGGGAGCGAGAACGGGAGAATGAGCGCCTAAGAGTCGAGGCGGCGGCGGAAAACGCTCGAAGGATGGCGCCGATCCTGGCAAGACGCGCTGAAATCTCGAGGACCGACAACCACGAATTCATCATGCAGGACCGCTCGTTAGGACCAATCGAGACGCGTGAGCTCACGGAGAGACTTCGTTCGTCGGTCAAAGGCGCCGTCGCGATAACCAGCATCAAGGACGACGAGCTTTTTTCTAACTTTGGGGAGCCCATGGGGTGGGCCACGCACTTGCGTGCGATTCTGGAGGCGGCTGGCTGGACCGTCTCACAGCTCAGTGAAGTGCCGCCGGGCATCCCGTTCGGTGGAGTCGCCATCGAGGTAGTGGACCCAGACGACGCACCGCCGCATGCCTTGTCGTTGCGAACTGCACTGGAGAAACAGCGGATTGGAGCGCCGTTAAGGAGAATCCAAACGCAAGGCGTCGCCGCCAATACGGTTGTCTTAGCCGTCGGTTCCTTCGCCATGCGAGGCCGCCAGCAAGCGGCGGAAATTCCGGCGACCTCAAAGTGAGGGTCCAATGCTGTCGTCACGCCGCCCTCCCGAACGTGGCGTGGAGTTCGTCCCGCTCTCGGCGGGTAACGATGTGCATCCCGGGCGTGCAGAGCACAGCACCGGTGTTCCAGATGAACCAGGACGGACAGGCTGAGTCCGAACCGCCCTTGCCATCGACGCTGCGGAAGTTCCAGCGCGGCATGCGGATCTCGGCGCTCGGCGGGTGCATAGCCAGCCACTCGTCCCGCTCCTCAGTCGGCTCCGGCCAGGTGCAGCGCTGCAGAAGAGCGACGCCCATGCGGCTGCGCTCAACGGCGTGCTGGGCAATGGGGAATGTCAGCTCGAAGGTCGGATTGTCGAGCGTCAGGTCGACGCGGCCGGCGCCCCCGAAGATGTCCCATGACCGCCGCTGGGTGGCGTCGAGCAGGAAGTCCGGCACCAGCGGGTCGCGCTGCACGATGTCGTTGGTGATGACGTGGACGTCGGCCGGCAACTGGCGAACGATCGCCCCGTCGCCGGCGCACGGGCAGAGGACCTGCCAGCCACCCGGGAGGACAATGCGTCGCAGCAGCGCCTGCGTCATCCACGCCGGCGTCCGGTAGAAGTCGTCCTCACGCCGCGCGTGCTTGTCGACGGTGACGTCGTCGAACATCTGTTGCTGGCTCATGAGAGCGACTCCAGC